CTGGTATAGTAACGTCTTCAGCAATCGTATCACGATTTGCTTTGATCACACCGTGTTCATCTAACCATTGATTATCACCATTAGCGGTAATCGCAGTCTTAAACTCAGTCGTGACTGCAGAATCAATAATATTTGCTTTTAGAGTAGACATACTTTATTTATGGTTTAGTTGGCCAAGTGACATTTTTAACAAAAGGACCATCAAGTTCTGGTGTAGCAGTTGATGGTAAATCACGAAGTGCCTGACGATATGTTTTCCAAGCATCCGTTTCAGCAACACCTGTCTCTGATGCTTTTGTTACTACCCAATCAGTTTCTCTAAGTAAAATATCTCGATGCACTCTTAATCTTCTCATTGCCTCTCCATCATATAATTCCTGTGCCTTATTCATTACCTCAGTTTTTGTAGGTAATGTTCCAGTTACAATATTAGTATCCCAAACCATATTTTCATAACTTGATTCACCTTGACACATAAAGGCACCTGGTTTATTACCAGTTAATGCGTGTGCTGCGTCTGCTATAAAATCGGAAGTTGTTGTAATCATTTTAAATATTCTCTAATTTGTTAGATATGTCAACATAAAATTTATTGCCACTGTTTGAATTATAAGCACTTTGTATATACATATCTAATGCTTGTGTGCCAGAAGGATCCCAAGGTAATATAGCTCTAGTCCAGGTATAGTTATAATACCAATCATAGTGCTGCTCTTGGAAATATATTCCATCTCGATTATAAGTTTTACCTCTTTGATATATGTAACCAGTCAAATAACCATGATTAGTTGATCCATTGTGCATGTATGTCAAAGAAATTTCAAGTGCATATACACTAGATGCATTACAACCTGAAACATTACCTAATTGTACGTTTGAGTTGTCACTACCACTACTGTAAGTAAGATCCGATGCAACTCGTTGACCTGAAACTGTATTATTTGCATCTATTCTTGGTGTTGCTTTGGCACTAGTGCTTGTTACTGTCTGAAATGTTCCATCTCCACGTAAAAAAGTTGTGTTACTTGCAGTACCACCACCTAATCTACCAGAAGTTACAATACCTGTTAAATTACCAGCAGGTATATTAGTTAAATTAGCAGCACTTACTGCAGGTAACGTTGCTGGAAAACGTGCATCTGCAATCGTGCCAGTCAAACTAGCAGCTGGAAGACTAGTTAGATTTGAACCATCCCCATGATGAGCAGCAGTTATATCAGTAGCTGTGATACTACCTGTAACACTCGCAATTCCAGCGATGGTTATTGTAGATGCACCACCGACTGGATTAATTTTATTGACGTTCAGTATACTCATATCTTTAAATTTTAATCATGTACATTAGTGCTAAGTTTTTAGGTCGTAGACCACCAGCACTTGCGTCTGGAATTACATTTGTACTATCAAATAAAACATACTTGTATGAGGTGCTTGCAGTTTGTAAGGCAGAACGATAACTTGATTGTCCACCACCATTAGTAAACACGTTAGTAAAACTTCCCTCTTGTGATGAGTTTATCGCAGCCTGTCCATGACTATCTTGAACTCTACCTTTCATAGCTGGTAAACCTTGATCTTGAAAAGAACCAAAAGATCTACCACTATCTACACCTCTACTATTATCAAATCCTCTAATAAATGATGCTCTTAAATCTGGTAAGTTAAAGGTTGAACTACCATCACCAGCACCATGAACCGTACCTATTGCAGCAAATAAAGTTGCATACGTACTTCTTGATATTGCAGCACCATTACATTCTAACCATCCTGTGGGTGGTGTTGTCATAGCAAACGGTGCAATCATACCTGCAGGTAATGCTACAATACCAGTTAAATTTGCACCATTACCATAAAAATGTGAAGCAGTAACAATACCACTTGCATTACCTAATTTTATATTACTTCCTACGTTTAAATCATTCCCAACTACGTTTATACCTGATCTTGCTGTTACAACACCGATTGAATCTACATTGGTTACGTCTTCATATGTTAATGCACCAGCTATTCCTAGATCACCAGGTATGGTGACACCACCAGTTGCTGTTCCGATTGAAACATTTGCACCTGATGTTGGAACTATACTATCTACTCGAAGATTACTAGCCATTAATATACTTTTTTATTATTTATACTACCTGACTTCAAAGTCTAATTTACGAACTCTGCGTCTGTTTCTTTGCTCCTGCCAATCCAGTTCTTCACGACTGAAAAGACTCTTCGATTTATTACTTGAATAGTTGCCTAACATAATAACCTTACTCATATCTCTTGCTGATATACGATCATTATGAACTGTTGTGAGATTTGAACATCCACAACATACTGATTTACCAGACACTCCTTCTACCTCCTTATTACAGGATCGGCATCTTACTCTAATTGGTTCCATTATTTTAATCTTATTTGTTTACACACAAAATAATTACCGACTGCTTTACATGAGAATGCTTTATCTTTGTTCAACAAAAAAATAATAGCAGTCAGTTGAACCATAATTGCAACTGGAACTGCTATCTTAAATATTGTCTTCGTTTTACGATCCATCACAAAATGTTACGATATCATAACTATATATCACCAATCATCTTCCATCTCTATTTGCTGTGCAGGACAAGGTGGTGTTGTTCTGTGATAATTGACATGCATCAACTCTATGAATATAAGAGAACAAACCAATATCATATTGATCTGAAACAAAGGATGCTTGAGTAAATTCATTATATAAAAAAAGACCCCTACTATGTAGAGGTCTTTGTAAAGTCGTTACTTTAACTTAGAAAGTGAACTTAACTCCTGCTTTTGCAGAGAAGTCAATATCGTCATCAGTTGTAGTTACACCAGAGATTTCTCCGTAGAACTTATCATAAGATCCACCAAGGTATCCAATGAATTCTACATCACCGAACTCGTCAGAAGATTCTGTATGAGTCACTGTAGGACCACCAGAAATATACCAACCGATTCCACCAGGTGTTTCTCCTTCGTATCCAACTACTGCTTCTAGTCCACCAGATGTGTAAGTGCCATCAGGGTATGAACCAGTTGCTTCCAAATTAACGTATGGACCAGCAAAGGCTGCACCAGCGAATAGGAATGGAGATGCTGCTACTGCAGCGATTGTTGATTTAATCATTTTTTTAAAAGTATCTCGCAGACAATAAAAAACCTGCGGATGGAAAATCTTTCGACAAAGATTTTTACATTCTACGCAGGGTTACGATCTTTCGAGTCCTTCGTTTATGTAATGTTATTTAGTATACACTTTCTTTGGGATTGTGTCAAGCCCCTAACTTTTGTACGGATTTCCAATCATTGTCAAAGAGTTCTAACCCTTTGTCTGTCAGAATATGATTGTACATTTTATTGAATACAGCAGGTGGTAGTGTACATATATTTGCACCATACTCAAATGCTCTACCAACATCTCTTACATTACGAATAGATGCTGCAAGTATCTCTGTCTTCTTCCAATTCTGTTTTGCAAAAGTATTTGCAATGTCCTTAATCAGACATAGACCACCAAATGAATTATCATCAACACGACCTACGAATGGTGAAACATAAGTTGCACCTGCCTTTGCAGATAGTATTGCTTGTGTAACTGAGAAGATAAGAGTTACATTGACTCTAATTAATTGTCTAGATAACTCTTTACATACTGCAAGACCATCAGGAGTGCAAGGAACTTTGATTGTTGCATACTTTCCAAACTTGTTTGATAATCTCATTCCTTCCTCATACATCTCTTTTCTATTTCCTACAACTTCCATACTGACATCTCTTAATCCCATGTCAATGAGTTCTTGATATACTTCTTCTGGATCTCTACCACTCTTCATAATCAGAGTTGGATTGGTAGTAATCCCATCTATAAGTCCTGTGTTGTATCCGTCTTGGATAAGTTGTGTGTCTGCGGTATCTAAAAATATTTTCATGATTTCGTAATAAAAGAAGGAGGGAGGTTGGATTCCTGTATACCAACAAATAACGGGCATTACTACAGTAAGTAAATACGTCATTGCCTGAGACCCGATTGGTTGATCGGTTCTACCCTTGCGAGCAGCAGCACCACCTGTGTCTCATCACCTTAACCAGCGGTTGCCAGTAAGTTTATTCAGTCACTCCCATGTTGCGTCCAACAAATATAATATAGTGTATGTTGATACAGATGTCAAGCCCCATATTTTAATGTCAGAATACGTAAATATTACTAGGCTAAATAGAGCTAGAAAATACTCGGTAACAATGAAAAGATTTTTACCTTTGTTATTGTTAGCAGGTTTTAGTTCACCTGCGATGGCGGATCTAACTCATAAATTATCAAGCAGTGTTCAGTTGAGTGTAAACGCAGCTGCAACTCAGGTTGATAGAATTGGTTCAACATATACCATATCAGGTTCAAACATTGATACAACTGATGGTACAACAGCAGGTACAGTATCTGCAGGAACTATCACATCAGGCATATATGCTCCTGGTACAATTGCAGCAACTCAAGATACAGCAGGTGCGGCTTTCAGCTTTTCGAGTTCATACATCCAAGGTGATGCAGTATCAACATCAGCTCCAACAGTGGGTCAAGTTGGTAACTTCTCAAGTCAGGTATCAACTGCAGCTGGTACAAAAGATACATTAGCAGGTACTATCACAAGTGCTGGTGTCATTACAGTAACAGCAGGTGGTGCAGGTACTGTGGCTACTGGACAGTTTGTAAACGAATTGACAATTAACTAATGACAAATGAGGAGACTACTTGCGATTGTTGTGGGTGTGTCTGCCCTTGCGAGTGTGAGGACTGCGAATGCTGTTCCTGTGGTGCCTAATTTTACCCAGGGCTCAATGACCAGCAACACGGAGACAACATCTACCGTAACTGAAACTATTAATTCAATGAATTATGATACTGGATATCAATATGTGATAACTGGTACAAACATATCCCACGATGGGAATACTATTTCTGCTCCTAATACAACAGGAAATAGTAATACATTAAATGGAGTGACTTCAACATGGACGAACTTGGATCTAAGCAACAAACCAAACTTCACGATAACAACACCAGGAGAAGCCTTTCAATTCACAGAAAGTTATTCTGGTCCAGGTCTTTCAAATCATACAATAATAAATCGCACAACAACTATACAAAGCGTAACAAATACAACAAGCACCTTCTCAAACTGATTTCAATCTGTTTGTTAGGATCTGCATCACCTACATTTGCGAGTGATATAGGTGGTGTCTCTGCGACAGCAAACCCAGTGGCAAACAGTTCTGGAAGTGTCACAAATCAAGCTATACAGGTTTTACAGGGTCCGTATATTACTAATACTTATGGAAATGGCATACAGTGTCAAGGTCCTACTATGAACGTTACACCATTCTTAACAGGTAATATCGCCATCAAACGTCCCTATGAAGAGACTTGGATGGATCCTGTATATAATAATGTAGACGCAAATAATGATGATGTGCCAGATAATCCAGGTGAAATTTTGTATTATAAACCAGTTCGTACAGGACAAAAAGACAGTAGTACAGTGTCATTGGGTATCTCTGCTACTTGGTCGAAACCATTAGATAAAGACTTACAACAGCAATGTAAAGATGCAGCTGCAGCTAATATAGCATTGATGGAACAGAGTGTGGCAAATAAAAGATTAGACTTTGAAATTGCAAGACTCAAGAACTGTGGTGAATTAATGAAGGCAGGAATTATGTTCCATCCAAACTCACCATACTATAAAGTATGTGCTGACGTAGTATTAGTCAACCCACCAGGTGTAGTTGCAGATCATACACATACAATCGAACATAAACCATTACCAACTACATTACCAACTGGTGATGCAAGTGATCTAAAGGAGATATCAATCGGAAATCCATGAAGGTAGAATTTGAAAAACAATTTGGCAAGGGTGTAGATCCTTGGTATGCAAAGGCAGAGAGATGGGCAAAGAAACAAAAGTTTCCTATCTCTTTTCTTGCGTTAGGACTTATTGCATATCTCAAAAAAGTATGGATCAATGTTAAAATTGAAAATACTATGAGAGATGTTGATAGACAAGTTGAAGAGATTAAAAAAGATTGGGATGGATTTACTCAACCAACACCAAAAATAGTTGAGACTCCATCAGAAGTGGATGGTTTAAATGATATGTCTATTGGTAATACTGAAAAATAATTATCCCATCATCCAAGTATTAATAGTGTACCTATTACCAATAGGTTCATCTACATAATGTGGGTACATAAAATAAACTGGAAAAACTATGATTTCTCCACGTTTTAAAGTTGTTGTGTAGTCTTGAAATGGAAAATGAAACTCTCCTTTTTCATAATCACTATTTAAACCAATAATTACACTTACATTTCTTTTATCATCAAGGTCTGGGTTTTTATCTACATGTTCTCTGGTTTTACCTGTTATTTTTCTAAGTTGATAACCTGTATCACAATGAACTCGAAAAAAAGGATACATCTCTCCATATTTTTCTAACACCTTTTCAATTGATTTAAAAACCATATTGTCTAATTCCGTATGAGGTTGTAACATAAGTTCTTTACAAATCACATTTTGTTTATTACCGTGATTCATATCAAAACAATTATGTAAATTGTCTTCTAAATGTTTGATTAGTAAATCACAAACATCAGGATTCATGGCATTTTCAAATTTTTCAATTCCTGTTTTCATAATTAATTCTTTTTCTTAATTGGAGGGAGACCTTTCTTCTCACGATATTTGTTCGTTTGAATTTCTGCACGAGTAGGTAGTTCAACTTTCTTACCTAATTTTTTTTGTATAGTTGTCCATAATTTTTTGATAATAGGTTTAAAGACTCTTAGTAGTAATGGTGTTGCAGCTGCACCTGCTGTTGCAACAACTGCGATTGCCACAGTTGTGGTGGTCTGATTTATAGAAGGCAAATATTTTTCAACAGGTGTAGTTGGTTCATATAATGTCTCACAAGTTTTACCATCAGGACTCAGTTCGTGACCGACTACTCTTTCATCACCTGACTGTGTGATATCACCAACTCTTAGTTGACCAGGACCAGGACAAGCAACTTCTTCTTTACCACCTACGTTACCAGTATCAGGTATTTCTGGTGGTTCAATTTCTGGTGGTGGTTCAACTGGTGGTGCAGGTGTTTCTCTTTGTATGATTAATTGCTCTGGTGTATAGTCCATCGCATCATATGTTGGATACTCACCATGAGGACATAAAGTTGTAGAACCTTTCTCATCTTGATTAACTAAGTCTTTATCAAAAGGCAATCCTGTAACCTTATCCTGATTATCCTTGTGCATCTTGACACAACCAGGTATTTCCACAATCGGAAATCCAATCTGTGTAGTTACAGATGGATGATTGCTTGGAACAAAAGGCACACCATTTAACCATACCTCATTTGTACCAAACTTTGGTATAACAACATTTGGAATATTAATTTGTTTGATTTCCGACATTTACTTTACCTGTCACTGGTGGCATCATCAAGATGACACTTTCATGAACCTTTTGATTGATTTGTTCTGCTAACCACTTTCGATTCTCTTCGACTCTTGCTTCACGAGTGAACAACCCATACATCGCAACAGAAAATACAAAAAGATTGACACCCAAAGATACACCAACACCAATTTTAATTAATAAAGATTTCATAATGCTCCATATTGTTCAAGTTTTCTCTTGTTTTCATATTCTTCTATCATAAGAAGTTTTCGTTCATCAGTACAATCACAATTTTCTAAATTATACTTAAATCTTTGTATACTTAAATGGTTACTAATCTTTTCAGGTATAGAAGTAATAAAGATTGTTGTTATCATAACACCCGAACCAATTTTATAAATTGGAAAGTCTTTGTATCCTTTTATCCACTGAAAGTTTTCTTTTACTTTTTCAATGTATAATCTGACAAATTCTTTCGGACTCTTTCGCATACCTTTCCATCTTTCTTTAAGGTCTGCCCATTCTGCATCAGGATCAACATTAACTAATTTTCCACCAATTTTAGCATTCCATTTCCAAAGTTTTTTTAACATTATCCTTCTAATAATGTACCAAAAGACCTACGTATCTCACGTAGTTCTTCAAAGTCTTTTTGTTTTGTGCCTCCATCATATGCCCATGCATATCCTTCATTGATCATTAGTTCGTTGAGCGATAGTTCCGCATCACCAATATATAACCAACCAAGCAGCCTACCATACTTACCAACCCCACCTTTAAGTTCAGTGCGTATAGTGAGTTCATCATCTCCATCAATTGCTCCCTCCAATTTTTCTTT